GTCGCTCATCTCAGTGTTGCCTTTAGTGCCGTGGCCAACCCGTTTGGGATGCCTGCGCCGATCTTGAGTAGGGGCTGTTCGAGGTATTTCCAGCCACCGACATCGGAATAATAGCGGTACGGTATGCCCGTGGGGGATACGCCGCCCGTGCGCCCCGTGCGCTGGTTCTCATGCGTGCTGAGGGCGTGCTCTGATGTGTACCCTACCGTAGCCTGCCATCCGCTTGATGTGCGCTTTGGCCCATCCATGTAAGCCGTGTCGCGTAGATGCTCGCCCTTGCGATGCTGCACAGTGCCTGATGCGCCACGCGATGAGGTCGTGCCGTGCAGTGCGCCGTAGGGAGCCGCTTCACGCGATGCCTGATAGAGCCTTCGCATGGCGTCTTGCGCATAGAACCGTGAGGCAGATTGTTGCTGCGCGTCGAGGGCGTATAGATTCTCTATGACTTGGCTTAGGCCGCGTAGTTCAAATGGCATATTTACCTCCTAAACCCTGATTTCCCAATGATGCGGCGACGTCTCGTCGTACATAAGCTCTAGCCGCAATATCGGTGGCGTAGTGCCGTCCGGCATGGTGAGCCGCGAGTCATACCGTATCGTCGACGTGCTATCGAGTATCACTAACGCCATAGACGTTACATCGCGCCCTGTCACGTCCCTGATGATGCGTATCTGATGCTCTACTCGCGCCGCGACTGATACGGCTGTGCCATAGGTCGGCGTGCCGTAGTCGTCCAGTGAGGCGAACGGCGCGATGGATACGCGATGGATGAGGAGGCTGCGAAACTCAGGGTCTAGGGGCATGCTAGTTACTTCTCATTCCAGGGTTAAGAAGGCCACGAACCCAACATTTCTATCTTCTCATCTGTTCTGCCAACGGTCAAACACGATGCGACATTGCCAAACACCGGGCCAAGGTTAAAATCAGCATAGCCATCATGGAATGTAAATCCCTGCCCTATGCAGACATATTGTCTTTCATCTGGCTTTACATGCTTTTCGATGGAAAACTCTTCAATCTTATCTTCGTCTTCTTTATTCCCAGATAGGTTTATCCTAGAATAGAATGCGTCTCCTTCTACCTTATTGACAACACCTAACGGGCGAGACATAATATCATGGAAATTGTCTATTTCTTCTTTTGTGAAACCGTCCCAGAAATTGCTCATATTTGCCTCCTGAATTCGTTAGCTACTTCGACTCAGGGTCTAAGGGCATCTACGCTGCTTCAGTCTCGTTTTGACATTGCGCCATCTGATTGGACATATCCCCCATGATTTCACTACGCAAGTCTAGTTTTGCTATCCCCTTGTCCCATGCCTCCTTGAAAAGCTGACGATTGAGGTCTTCGTCTATTCCTTGCAGCTTATATTCATAGCTCATCATACTACCATCGAAATGCAAAGATATCGATTCTGGATAGCGAAGGAGTTTCCCATATCTAGGGATAGATAAGCGAATTTTTGCATGTGATGATTCGCAGATTTCGGCCATATCCTTATTGCGGAAAGGCTCAGCGCATGCCTCGCATACAAACATCTGCACTGCGTACATATTTGCCTCCTGAATGCCTATACTGCCTCAATACTGCGTTTGTATGGCCATAAATAGTTTAATGAACTCTCGCACAGCCCGCCACCACCCTGCGTGCTGCTTGAGCCATAGCTGATCGATAGCGAGCCAATGCGACGTTGCGTCACCGTTTGGTTGCGCTGCTCGTTGTTGTATCGGTGCATGACCGACTCAATCGCTGCCTGCCTAATGTCAGCCGGTAGCGTACCGGTCTGTCCCGTAGTGTACCCAGCCGTATACGTCACACGGTACCGTGGCCGCTCTGATCCCGGCATGGGGTATCGCTCCAGCGTCTGCCCGTACTGCGTGGACCAGCACCACCCCGTCTGGCGGTACAGAATGCCCGCCATCGCGTCTGCAATCTCGTAGTCAGTCAGCGTCTCGGGGTCGTCGGGGTTGAGTATATCCTCGACGAGCGATACAGCCGTGATGGGGACTCCAGGGTAAGCGCCTCCTACACGCTGGCACCCTAGCAGTAGATGCACATTGCCATAACCCGGCACTGTCTCACGGTACACCTGAGAAATCAGATGGTACCCGAGATACTGACGGATACTGGCACTGACTGACGTAATGACGTCGATCATATGCGCCTCATCCGTCACGACATTAGCCTGGCTCAGAAAAGACTCAGGCAAATCCTGAACCTCAATGAGCCGCGTGTCGTTCACTGATGCCGGGGTAACAATGCTGATCGCCATTACTCACCCTGCATGAGCTGTTTGATCAACTCATCTGCGTCGGCCTCACGAATGGCATGCGGATTGACCACGTTGCCCTCAGCATCAACAACGTCCCACCATGCGGGGTTGGGTCGTTGCTGCTTCGTATACTGCGCGGGCGCGTCAGGGTCAACGACAGGTACGGGAAACTCCTCATCGCCATCCTCGACTACCACGGGCTCTTTGGCAACGGGGGCCGCATCCATCATCTTATCCATAGGCGGGGCGTCCATCGCTTTCGCCTCGGGCATCTCGTCGTCCATCACCGCGACCTTTTTTACATACACGAGATAGTTGGCTTTCTCAGGATCGCAAGTAATTCTATCTTGCGTATTGTAAGGCGGGTAACCGCAAATAAACCGGACAACTACATCTTCTGCCATGAGTTAGCCTCCTATGTTGCAGGGTAAATCTGGCCGCCGCCGAACACAAACACAGCAGAGACTACTGCCGTGTCGGTATCCGCTGCGCTCAGATCAGCCGTGCATTGCAGCCTGATATACTGCCGAGCCATGTCGAGGGGGATATCCAGCGTGATCATTCCTGAGATCGTATCGTCACCCGTACCTACAACCGTCTCAGGATAGGCAGGCGACAAGTCGGCGGGTGCGTCGCTGAAATCGTCTGCCGTGTCGTCCTGAACGTTTGCCGTAATCGTTAGCGTCTCATCAGCCGCTAACACAGCCGAGTACGTGATGACCACTTTGCAGCTTAGATAGATACTGCCGAGAGCGAGTCGGTCAATCGTAGGCCCGTTGACCTCTTCACCGTCATCGCCCGCACCCGCTACTAGCGATGCAGGCGTTAAGGCGATTGCAGAGGCAATGTAAGCACCAATATCATGCGGACCCATCATCGTTATCCTCTATATTGCCCCTGCAATGGGTTAAGCGGGGTAAGTGTCCACACCACCAAACACGAAGATGCCGCAAATCGCGACCGTGTCCGTGCCACTCGCGCTCAGGTTCGCTGTCACCTGTGCACGGATATACTGGCGTGCCATCGTCAGCGGCACGTCAAGATGCACAGTGTTGTAGATCGTCCCGGCACCCGTCTCCACCACGGTCGCAGCATAGGCGGGCGACAGGTCGGCAGGCGTGCCATTGAACGCGCTCGCTGTGTCGTCCTGGAGGTTTGCTGTAATCGTCAGCGTCTCAGACGAGGCGAGCACGGCACGATAGCCAATGATCAACTGGACGCTTTGAGGATGCGTGGCCAGCCCAAGCAAATTACAAGCGGGGCCATTCACTTCCACGCCATCATTGCCTGCACCTGCTGTAATTGTGGCAGGGATCAGCGCCAACTCAGACGAGATATAGGCCCCAATATCTTGTGGCACCATTTCAGTTCTCCTAAATGTAATTGTACCCAAGTGTTACCGTATTGGGGGCTATTACGTCGTTACCGTTACCCAGTCCACGTCCTTGAGATAGGCGATGGACTCGGCATGTCGCACAACCATGTCATGCTCGACAATAGCGCGAACCACGTTCTGATCCAGCGAGAAGGCAGACACCACGCCAGAGCCGTCATGGTACGCAGCGGTGTCAGAGGCAGACAGCATCAGAGAGGTCGTCTCGCCAATCACCACGTCAGCGAAATCAGCCAGGTACAGCTCGCTTTCAGCCGAACCCGTTACCGTCAAGTCAATCGGGATTTGCGTGGTCGTGGCAAAGGGCCATCCCCACAGCGTTCCGCCGAGCATCTCTTGCCGGAAGACATAGTTGCTGTTGGCGTCAAGCGCGGTCATGAGAGCGATCTGGGTACGCGGGGCCATCACCCAACTGGGGCGAATCATGCGAACGTTGGATTGCATGAGCAGCGTGATCAGACGACCGAGGTCATTGATGACGTTCTCAGTCACGGGAGAGGCATTGCAGGCGATGGCATTGGCCGATGGTGTCCAAAACTTCAGACCTTTTGGGCTTCCCGCCGTACCATCACCGCGAATAAATGCGAGATCGGAACGTTGGGCAATCGCGGCCACGAGGTCATCGCGGATCATCGTATTGGTGTCGCCAGCCGTGCGCCGAATCATGTCGTTGGAGACAGGCACGATAGCAGCCAATTTCTTCGCCACCATCTGCACCTGGCCAAACACAGGCTGAGTTGCCGGGGCATTCTGGTTCTCACCGATGTATCCAGCCGCGCTGCCTGCCGTAAGCTTGGGCAGAAGGAACGTGCCGCTCGTCATCGACATGGTGATGGGATTTAGCTGGCGGATGGCCGACATGGGGCGCAGCAATTCGATAACGCTGGTGGCCATCTCTTCCGGCACGAGGAACCCGCCCGCCGTGGCATCCGTAGCGGCGAGGGCCTTGCAGATGGGGTCATCGCCATAGTTCTTGTAGTACCAATCGGTCGCGGCAGAGACAATGCCCTTGCCCGCTGCGATGGCACGAATCATGCGCGTCACCTGATCCACTTTGGCGAGCTGATGAGGCGGGGCCGACACAGCGCCGCCCGCCTGGCGCACAAGCGCGTTGACGTGAGCCAGGGCACTCGCCACGCCGTCTTGTGGAACCTCGGAGGTAATGATGTTTTTGCCAGCAAGGAATTTGTCATATTGCTCGCGCATGGGAGCCATATGCGCTTCAATGGTCTCGGCAATGATCGGACCGCAGATGTCCTTGAGCATGCCAATCATGCGGACTTCGTTGTCTTTTGTGAGGGTAGCTGCTACCATCTCAATTTCCTTAGTAGGTAAGGGTTAGCGGGGCAGACGTCCGTACGTCCTCAGTACTTCCTCGGTCAGCAGCTTGTCAGTCTCCTCACGGACAACATCACTGACTAACGCGACCATGCTCTTCATCCAATCATCATCCGGCTCAGGATCAGGCTCTTTAACCTCAGGCTCTTCAATCAGCCCTGTGAACCACTGGTTAAACTGCACCACTTCATCAATGTCGATGACCTCGCCTTGTACCACTTCCACTAGCTCAGCCTGCTCGGCCTTCTCAGGCTTCAGCGACTCGGCTTCTTCGAAGAATCCCGCCATCTCTAGCAGGTTGACCAAGTCCGCATCTCGCACGTCGTCTTTGCCAATGGCGCGAACGAATTTGGCATAGGCTTCCCAGGCGTCAGGGTCGCGTTGCCAGGGCGCAGAACGGCCAAATGCCTGGTAGTGGCTGGCTAAATGTGCAAGTGCTGCATCAGCATCGTCGGAGGCAACAACGATGAGCGGCAGCTTCGATGCAGCACTTGCGACGCCGCGCCATGACACACTGCCGTCATGGCTGTTATGGTGTGGGAGCAGGAGGTCATCGTAGGAGCGGGGCGGCATGTGCTTAGCCACAGCGAAATGGCCAGCAATGCGCTTTGTCTCGCGCGTAGAGAGGGTGTGGAACGGGGTGTCTGCGCCTGCGAAGTCTGCAAGTTGCGGGGATTTCCATTCGGCGGACATCGGGGCCGTGCGAGCGGATACGTCGCCTGGAACGTGTAGCGTGCGATGCGCCTCATTGACTGGCTCAGTAGAAGCCTCAGCCTCAAGTCTCTTGATATGATCATTAATGTCTGCTCTAATGTCAGACATGTCAGCAACAAGAGTTAGGGAGACTTCTGAGGAACCTGTTGAGGCTAGCCCAGGATTACCAAGCGAATATGTTTTGTGATCAGCCGCGGCCTTATGTGCGGCCTCTACCTTGCTCTTGGGTACCCAGATACCCGCCTCGCCGTGCCATTCGTCTAGCACGCGCTCACACCACGCCACATAGGGCGCAATCGTGTCCGCACCGAGTGCAGACCGGGCCTCGACTAGGGCTTCGGGGTTAGATGGGACGGAGACTACGGAGTGTTCGAGCAAGAGTTGCGAAGTGAAGTCAACGCCGTTGCGCTCGTTGTTGATGACATACGTGCGCGGGGCGAATCCGACAGAGACCGCGTTGAGGAAACCGCCTTTGACGAGTTGGTAGATGGTGTCAGCGAATGGATAGACGTCTCGTGTGGCAAACTCGTCAATGGAGCTGAGACGATTCGGGGCTTGGTGGAGTTCTACGGACTTGCCAATAGACGGCTCGCCGTAGATATGGCCCCAGAGCACGACAGGACACTGCCGGTACTCGGTAATATCCCAGCCCTGTTGGTCAATTGTATCTCTGTCGCGGTCTACGGATGGGGTAGAGAGCGTAAACTGAATGCGCCGGGTTTCCTCCGCAAACGTCTTCGAGGTCGCACCGGCAAAAGATTTGCGGAGCAATAGATCATCAGGGCTAGATTCGCCCTGAATCGCCTTTTGCTTCCATTCATCGAGGGGGATATAACGAAATCGGTTGGACATAGCAATACCCTGTGATAGAGTATCGCGCCGTCTCAACCGAACCAAGCGCGGGGGATATTAGATTATTCTGCTATAAATATATATAAAGGCTAAGCGTTTGTCCACAAATAGGATAAATATCCATGTGAATCATCTCGGCATTGGATATTGGCACAATGCCGAGAGCTAATGGCGAGTGCTATTTTGGCTACAGTGCTTCCTCATATCCCTGTTGTGTCAAGACGTATCCCGCGCCTGTGCGCTTGATATAGCCTCTGGTTTCCCACCGTCTCAACGTCGAATCACTCGGCATTACGCCTCTGAGTAAATCACCGGAGCGATGCTGCCCATAGATGCGGTCAGATTTTTGGCCTAATGCAGCTCTGAGTTTTTTCGACGTAGTTGGATGAACATTATGATGCAAGGCCATCGTTATTACTCCTCATCTGTGCCAATAATTTCTAAGTCGAGAACTCTTCTAATCTCATCTCTAGTCATCGCGTTATCAAAGTCTTGCCTCTCATACTCCTCGATTGCATTCATGATGGCATCCTCTTCTGTCTCTCCCTCTCCCATCATACACAACCCTAGCCAGACTCTGTATGTCTCAGTCATATACGTTTTACCCTTCGTGCTCAACAACAAAAACCCAATTCCGTTCAACTCCATCTATTTTCTGCATAATCAACATTCTGTCATCGTCAAAAACGATGAATGGATTTAGTAAATCAGATTCGAGTCTGTCAGATGTTGCTTGTGTCGTAAAAGCAAACGTTTTGACCCATCCACATAGCACTATCTCTGCTTGTTGTGCACATACTTTCCATAGAACGGAAATATCATGGTCTTTTATATTTTCTCCATCATGGCCTTGGCACATAGATTTTTGACAGCCATCAAATTCAACTACTTTATATATTTTACGACCTAGCAAATTCAGGGCAACATCTGCAACTTGTTCTACATTAAGAGAAGTAAGCGTTCCAGCCCAACGTCGGTTAATCTTTCTCATATCTGTTGTCTCTTCGTTATTCTAATTACTAAGCTGCTTGCAACTGTGATTCGCGCATCTGAGCGTACACTTCGCGCAGAGCTAAGGCAAAGGCTGCCCGATAAGAGTCACAAGCATCTCGAATTTCTTTGGCGATCTGATGAGCGCGGTGAAACATATCAGCTTTGCTTGCCACAGGGAACAAAAACATCTGAGATGCGTGGGATTTAGAAGCTACCTGAGTCGTCTGTGGTTTGACGCGGATGAGTACTTGTGTTTCCGTGCGGTGCGTCCCTGTTACGTGCTGAATAGTTGCTTTACTATGATAGTTGAGCCAAGACTCAGCGTTCTTAATAGCTGAGTCAGAATCCACATCCCAGAATGAATCCACAAAATTTTTGCCGTCCCAAATGCAGACTAAGTAAGGCGCAGTCAGTTGCGTCGCTTGTGGGTCTGCGTCCGTGGACGCGTATTCAGCTACCAGAGTCAGAACACCATACTGAGAAGTCCGACGGTAAATTTCAGATCGAATCCCAGAAGCAGCGATAGTCTTAGCCCAAGCGCGCGCTTTCTTAAGAGTCGAAGTCTGGCCATAATCAATACCCCAAGAAGGAGCGCCTTTGGGATACGTGGTCACCAAGTAGAATGCCTTACTCATGTCTATCACCCTTCAGTTAGTTCTTGTTGCTGTTCTCATCCTCTAATCATTAATATACTACGAGTGGTGACATATGTCAACGCTTTGGGTGGTGAAAAATGTCATTGCGCCAATTTTTTTATTCGGCTATATTACACTATATATAATAATATTAAAGGAGGTAATATGGAATCATTCGGTGACAGATTGCGTCGGTTGAGGGAATCCAAGGGGCTGAGCGGGCGGGGACTGGAGGCATCAGCGGGCATATCTAAGGGCATCGTTCAGCGGCTAGAGGCTCATAGTAGAGACTACCCCTCGGTGCCTACGGCTAAACGGTTAGCTCGCATCCTCGGGGTGACGTTGGACTATCTCTGCGGCATGGACCAGGAGTGGGACGAGGCAGGCCACGCAGAGCCTACCTCGAAGCGTGGCGCGTAGACAATGCGACGTGGGTGGATGACGTCTTGGCGCACACCCACTCGCTCATTTCTATTTTAGATCGTGACTCGTTGAAATAGATGACGAACCGCCCCACGGGCCTTCGCTCTAGCTCGCCATCGCAGTGTGAGAGCAACAGCATAATGTCGAGCATGCGGGGCGACAGGGGTATCTCTTTGCCATCGTAGAAGACTTGCAGCATATTGCACTCGTCAGGCTGTTAGGTATTGGTCGATGTGGCTAGTAGTCTGCAAACACTCGTGCATAGACTTATCTTCTGGATGTTCTATAAACCAAATATCGGCTAGGTCATCATAATTTCTATTCTGCTCATGAGTAAATGTGTAGCCTTGGTACATATAATATATCACTGCTTCTTTTTCTAGCCACCAATGCTCACGGTAAAAATCATCTTGAGTCACGATTGCCTCCTAATCGCATAATCTCAACTCCGCGCTGTATCGTCTCATTGAACGGGCTAGCCAATCGCGCCCTGATCAAGTCGCCTTCCTGCTTCTGTAGCCGCTTCAGGCTCAATCGCAACCCCGCAATCTCTTTCTCGTCTTCTACGCTGAGATTGTCGCGTCGCTGCAAATCGGCGACGCGTTCATATATCCGGTCAATGCGCTGATTAATGGCCTGAATGGCTTCTTGGGCCACGGTTGCCTCCTAGTCATACTTGATACTCTCTCCGCACCGGCACAGCACATGCAGTGGTGCGCCCTCCATCGGTCCGTCAGGCGTCTGGAATTTCTCGCCCCACGGAACCCCGTCGGCATTCATCGCCGCTGTCTCCTCGCAGAACGCCTCTAGCCGCTCGTCGGGCGTAACCACCAGAAAGCGACGCGCTCTATTCTTATCAATCGACCCAGAATCAACCGCCTGCGTCCACAGCATCCGCTGGCCCTCGTTCGCTGCGGTATACATCTCGTGTCGCGCAATCGTCTCAGCCCGCCGATAGAGCAGCGAGTCCGCATAGGTCTGCGCCCGTCGCTCGATCTCGCCATCCGGCCTACCATTCTCGGCCAGCTTAGCACGGAACTTCTCGACCTGTAGCCGTTGCTGTGGCAGGAGGCCGATGTGTGCCTGCACTTGCGCCGCAATCTCGCTCGCATCGAGGCTCTGCGCGATCCCATCTGCGATGATCTCGCGTACTGTAGCGCGGCTAGATTCGCTGATGTGCGTCACTAGCGCGGCGGCATTGCGTCTTGCGTAGTCAGCCAGGAACGCGATGGTTTCGTCGAACGAGAGCGGTGAGCCAACACGGTCGCTGAGTTCCCTCGCTGCGCCCTGCCCGCCATCACGCATGGCATTGGCGATTGCTGCGCCCAGGATGGCCCCTAGCGCCGCCTCTAGCGCACCCCAGGGGACCGCATCCCCTGCCGCTGCCTGCTGTGCTGAACGTAGGGCAATCTCTAGGCGTTGCATGTCGATACCGCGTTTCGCATCATCGAATGCGGCGAGTAGCTCACGTCTCAGCCCTGGCTCAAGACGGTCAGATACCCGGTGCACCATGAGGTAAAACTCATCGGGGTCAATCGCGTCAACATGACGTACTTTAGATACGATTTGCTTAGCCGTGGATTGCCTCTCTACCGGGTCATCTTCGATAGCGGGATCATTCTGCGGGTCGGCTTGGGGTTGTTGCGGGCCATTGCCGCCCTGGCCATTGCCGTTACCACTCGCATCGCCACCGTTGCCATCCATGCCAGGCACATTGGTAGGCGCCGGCTCCTCGTATTCCAGGTCTGTCAGGCTATCGACATAGACCAGCCCACTCTGCACCACGTAGCCCGTGGCCTTCGGGTCTGCGTCATAGCCCTGAAGTTCTCGCCATTCGTTGACACTGAGCGCCCACGGGGCCGCTTGCGCTGCGGCTAGCTTCTCTTCTTTATCCTCAGGGATAGGCGAATCGTAATCGATAACCAGGCGTGCGTCATACTGAGGCATGAGACGGTATTGGAGCACCTCACGGAGATGCTCAAGTCTCGGGATGACGTTATTAGTGGCGAACAGAGTCTTGGACGCGATGATGGTGGCCTTGTTGCTGGCGTCTAGAATACCGAGTTGCTCAGGGGGGATACCGAGCACTTGGACAACCCGGTCACGTAGGCTGTCGCGGAGCTCAACAAATTGCTGGCTCTCAAAGCTGGTAGCGAGTTGATGAACCTCAAGCGAGCGCGTGCTAAACCACATTTTGAATGCCCGCATATATCCTTGCAGTTCATTTATCCACTTCTGCTTGAGACGGGTAAGATCATCGGCATTCGCTGGGCTATCAGTAGTCGGTGAGATAATCGTAGGAGATAACGCACCATTGAGGTAGTATGATTTGAGATACTTGCTGCTATACTCGTCTGCGTCAAACTCATCGCCTAGCGACTTAACGATGCCGCTACCGCGGGCGAATGGGTTGAGCGGGTCGGGCGATACAAAGCGCAACACCTCCGTCTCAGGGATCACCCCTTGCCAGCCCTGGAAGCTGACTTCGTAACCCGGTTGCCCTGTATGCGGAATGGACACAATCCACGTTGGCGGAATGGGAACGGCAGATACAGGGATGTTACCTGTCCCACGTTCTAGGAGCCAGTACGCCTCGCCGAGAATGTCCAGGTAAATCTGAGTCAGCTTACGCAACGTGCTGCCCATGAAATAGGCACTAGGCGCATGTAGCAGGGTAAGTACGGGATGCTCTTGTATCTCAACCAATTGACCCCGTATACGCATCGTGTCCAGAGATTTGCAACGCGACTCGAATCCTGTACTGAGCATATCGCGTGGAGGAGCAACGAACTTAGGCCGATAAGGTCCAGGCCGACGCCCACGAGGGGCCTGCACGGCATAGACACGCCACGGGACAGCCGCGACGTTGCTGGCAATCATGTCTGTGGTGGCGCGTAGCCATGGGATATTGCTGTACCCTTTAAGGAATTCAGTGGCACCACGGGGCGGAGAGGTACGGTTCGACAGGCCGGGCACGACAGCGCCGAAATTAGAGGCGGATAGGTCTGCGGCACGAGTTTGCACCGCATCAGGCTCAGTGCTCATAAAGGCAGTAAAGGCGGATTGGAGTCTAGTGAGGAGCGGCATTAGAGTATGTCCCACTGGAGAGCCTGGCGAACAGGCGCAAATGTCAACCCAAGTCCATCGGCTAAGTCCGGCGAACCCGCCTCAAGTTCATTGTCTTTTAGCCGACCCTTCATTGCTTTCTTGCTCTCGATGACGAGCCGCCCGTTGCTATCAATACCAGCCAATTTGATACTAGATAGCTCGCCGCTTAGCGTATCCATATGATCGGGTGGGCCTGCAAATATCGGCTCTTCATCTCGGAGCCATTGCATCATCTGAATCCAGAGATAATCGCGCAATGATTGACCCACAGCATCAGCCTTCTGATCTACCCAATCAGGCACAGACTCTGTTACATTCACAGCGTAAACTTCAGCATGGAGCTGGTCCTGTGGCGGGATTAACCCTAGCTTGCTCTGTGCACGTATCTCTTTCAGCCTGTCGTAGACGCCAGCCCCAAGCCCCACCACATCAACGAATATCTCATCTACGTCCCAAGCGCGTGCGTGGATAATAGCCTTGCCGACTGTGATCATTGTCTCTTGCTTAGCATCAACTTCGGCATGAGAGACGAGTCTCCCGTGACGGCAGACATACGTGATGCGGTCGTCGCCAAACCTAGCCACGTCAATCCCCATACGGCGTTTGCCACGAGGCTTATAGTCGCCAATCTCGCGGTGTAAGGCTAGCTCAACATACTCAATCGAAATAAAGCTGTCGTCGTCGGCATTGGGAAACTCGCCGTCAGCACGAACACGAACGATATTAGACGACTCGCCGTACTTGCGGACTAACCCATCACGGTAGCCGGGCGCACTGAGCGGCGAATCCTGAGACCTAAAATGCAGTGCTGTATATTCTGCTCGGTGCTCTTTATGACTCGCGGCGAAAAACCCACGGTTGCGCGTCGGGTTGCCGATCATCAGAACGCGAGAGTTAGGCGATGCTAGCGCACCTTCTGCCGCCTCATAGATCGTGTCAGGGATACCCGAGCTTTCGTCGAGGATAAACAGCAACTCAGCCGTAAACTCACTCTCATCACCTACTAGGGCATCACCTGATTCACTAACTTCAACCTCAGACGCATGAAGGCCTTGCAACGCTTCAGGGTTCTCTTTTCGTGCTGTACGAGCAACCGCATACCATTCTCTCGGTGCGCCCAAATCGTAGAGACGATCATGCGTCAACTCAAACATGTTGGTGACCCACAATCGCTCGTGGTCGCCTCTCTGTCGTGATAGATCACGTGATCGACGACGCCACTTAGCCAGTTCACCCCAGAGAATGTCATGGAGCTGATGCCCTGACGGCGCTGTACACGCACACCGAGAGAAATCTCGCGTCTCGATGTGCCAGAGGATGATACCCGCTGCAATCGCATCTTTCCCGATGTTATGGCCAGAGCGGACGCTGACTTTTGCACCTGGAGGCGTGATAGCATCGAGTATCTGTCGTTGCTGCCATGTTGGGTTGAGACCGAGACGTTGCCGACAATACCGCTCAGGGTCGCCATGCCACAAGCGACGAAGCGTCTTGTACGCTTCGTATTGCTCGGCAAAGCCAGCTGGATAAGCCTCGCTAGTCTTTTTCGTCTTTTTGCTTGCTGCGGTCATAATCCAATAGCCCGGCCAACCCCTGGCCTGATACAGTCATATCAACCTCGGAACGCTCGACATAGCCTCGGTCGCGGCCTATCGTTTTGAGCGTGAGCGAGACAGCCCACCCCTCTCCGCGCATGACCGCGTTATACAGGGCTAATTCTGCAACATCGATAAACTTCCCACGCTCGGCTTTAAGCGCATCAGCCACGATAGGGTATCTATCTCGGTAATCGTAAATCATCTGCGCTGAACAGCCTAACCGCTCAGCAGCATGATAAACGCCGCCCTTCATCTCTATCAATGCCTGAGCGACTTGCTCTGGCTGAAATTTTGGTTTGCTGCCAGCCATAAATAACTCTCATGCGCGCATAGATAACAAAATGATAAATACGAAACCAGCAATCTCACTCGACCTGACCTTGCGCAAAGTCAGATTTTTTATTCTGCGCTGACTCAGAGAGCGACTCAACGAGAAGATTTTTCACAGCTTGGCTCTTGATCTCAGGCTTAGCTTGGACGAGATGCATCCCGAATTCATTTTTTGAATTCTCTAGTGACGCCCAATCGATATCTTTTCGCCTAATGAGAGGCGTGTCAAAGTGACCCCAAGTATACCGAATAACATGTTGCGGACGCTTGAACCTACGCTTCGTCTCAACGACATACGGCCACTCTCTCTCAAGGCTACGTGCCATTCTGAGCCTACCGTCACCTTGATATAGTTCTGTCATATTGCCTCCTTTCATCGTCATCGTCGTCATTTTGTCTATGAGAAAGATATTCGTTAGTATTGTACATAATCCCATAGATAAGACTTGAAGACACAAATCTGTATCTTCGTTGTATCGCCCTCTCCATCTTACACTCATATTATTTAATATCAATAAACATGAATAGACGTGGACATTTAAAGTAAATGCGTTAATGCTAGTTTTATCTTTTGCGAAAAACGTATAATTCATTCCCGCTATGCCAATATTCTCATATCGATCTACAAACTCTTCTATAGCTGAGAATGCAGGCCCTGATGCACATTCTATTCTCCTTGTTTTGTATCTTCTCCGAATCCTCCTAATGTTGTCATCTAGAATCCAATGCCTATCATGTCCTGAATCTTTTGAATGCTCCCAAATCCAATTTCTAGCAGGTATTGAACCCAATCCTAAGTTACTAAATGGCAATGTCAAGATATGATGTTTAGATATAGATTTTCTATACAAATGCTCTTCTTGCGGCTCTACTACAATGTAGAACGGCACATTGTCTTTTTCTAAAAAATTAGCAGTCAGAGGTTTCTCATACCTCCCTTTCGATACTATATAAATAGGATATTTAGTCATTTTTTACTCATTGAATCTTAAAGAAGCTATATCTTCTCTTTCAGTATAAGGCCACCTCGTACTCCAGGTCTTAGAAGATTTGTAATCTATTATAATGCCATTTTCTTCTACAAATCTTTCTCTGTCTGACTCATTATTAAAATTCATGATTATTTTGAAGTATTCTTCGCCTGTATCATAGTCTGGCATCCCCATCCACTCAGCCGCTTCATTCTTATCTCTAATTTCACTCTCTGGCCTAGTCACCATAAGTAGTGCACTCAATTGCTCTTCATTGAATCCAGAGCCAATAAGCCCATCAGCATCATTGCCGAGAATAGATTTAAGCATCTCAGTCAATTTTCTATCATCTACTATCGCATAATGAGAAATTTCATTATCACTAACAAGAACTTTTAGAGCGCGAGTATCTAGCGAATCGATGTCGAGTATAATAGCCGGAACATATTTTTTACCCATTTTCTTAGATGCCTCAACAACACCGTGCCCAGCTAGTATCGTATAGTCTCTAGAGACAATCACATTTCTATAATATCCGTTTTTCTTTATGCTATGTATGATATGATCAATTTGGTCATCAGGATGCTCTTTATAATTATTAGGATGCTTCTTCAAGTCTGAAATTTTCAATCGTGCTACCATGAATGGGTCTACAGAAGAAAAATAAACTTGGTCTAAAGTTTCTCGAATGTAACTACTATTTGTTGAGAAATCTTTTAGTAATTTTTCTAATTGATCCGAGCTAGATTCTGCTAAAGCCGTAATAGGGTCAAGAGACAATAGAATCAGCTTTTCTTCTTCTTCGCTCAACTCCACATAGACGACAGGGACTTCTTTGGCTTTTTGCTCTAATGCAAGCGCCACACGGAGATGGCCATCAATGAGATGGTTGGTTGTCTTGTTCACCACGACTTGCTGTACCCACCCTACATCGCGGAGGACATCGTTGAGTACAGCTTTCTGCGTCTCGGGGTGAACGCGCCAATTGAGCGGGTGCGTCATCTTGCTCAGGTCTTTAGGCGATTCTGCGCCATGCCCTACAATGCGGTTCGTATATGATGAGTCGGCCATCTACTTCCCTGTCCCTGGACTGCTTGACATACCACCTGATGCCTTACTCACTAGCACCGTTGACGTGTTGCTATATACATATTCACCACCGCTTGTGCGGCCTCTTGCCTGCCACCGGTGTGGGCCATTCGATACAAACTCGGTATTCCATTCGATTGCATACGGCGGGTCGATATCCTCATCACCGTAATCCGCATCATCCATCAGAAATGTCACTCCGACAATATCGCCGGTAGCTGTGACCGTGATAGGTATATCCTCAACATCATTAAACATCGCACCGTCATGAGGGGCATCGAGTGCAACCGATGGCTGCGAAACTACAACTGGCATCGCTGAGACTTCAGACGAGTTCGTACTCTCAGCACCGTTATCAGATGATATAACATAATAGTATGTTATATCATTTGATACATCATAATCATTATATAATGTCCCGCCAACTCTAGCAATCTCAGTGTATGGGCCGCCCTGGATCGTGCCCCGCTTGACATGATAACTCGTCGAGTCGCCTACTTCTGACCATCCAATCGTAATCACGCCGCCACTTGCCGATGCGGTGACGGTTTGAGGTGCTACGGGCAGGTTCGACTGGATCTCTGGCATCGCGCTAACTTGAGAAGAAACAACACTTTCTGCGCCATTGCGTACAGTGATGATGACGTAGTAATAGGTCGTGCCGTTGGTGACAGAGCTATTGGTATACTGGTTGATCGAGGGCTGTGCAATCTCGGTGTAAGGGCCACCCGAGACGGTACCGCGCTTGACACGGTAAAATGTTGCGCCTGCGACGCTGTCCCACGACAGAGCGACCTGGCCGTTACCTGCCATAGCGACAACATTACTAGGAGCGGGAGGTATCGTCGGCGGGTCACAGGTCGTCGTCACGCTAGTTCCATAGGTCGAGCCGATGCGATCCGTACTACATGCGCTGAGATGAAGCGCGCCTATCGTCGTGCCGTCGGTAGCCAGAATGCGGGCATTAGAGAGCGTGTCAGGCGTGAGGTCACCACCTGAGTAGAAACGCGGTCGCCAATCCTCATTGAGTGACCCCGCATCACAGTTGCACAGAGCGCGCCAGGCATCGAGCGTAGAAAAGTCGGCATCGCTCGCTTGCCCCGATTTGTTCCACGCGCCCACGCGATTGGTTGGCGTGACAGACGGGCCGACCCAGTAGATGTTACGGTCTACGCCTGTCGCATCGCCAAATGTACTGCGCGTGTGCACCGCGCCATTGCCGTTGTTGACGCTATTGCCGACCATGCAGAGGTTGTACTGAGCGGTGAGCGGCGTGCCCTGGTGGAGTAGCATGCATGTGGCGACATCAACGATGGTGTTATGTGTAAAGCTACCGGCGTTGCCTGATGTCTCAAGGCGATAACCAAGCGGCCAGCCATTGATGACGTTGTAGCGGTAGGTGTTGCCATAGGCGCGAGAGCCGTTATAGATGGCGGCACGGTCTATTTCGTCGGAGTTACCGAGCACAGTGAATTCATAGCCGACTGCATCGACGATAGGCTTATTGCTGATGTAGTTGTATTCAGCAATATTACTCTCTGCGCCGTTTTCGATGTAAATACCATGATTTGACATGCCGCTCAGCGTGCCAAGCGCCGAGCAGGTTTGCGCGTCGAGCGACTCGATGGCGTTTTGCCGAATGGTGATGCCGGTTGACTCGCCTGAGACGTGGATACCTGTCACGGTCGCCTTGCCATCGCTGCCTACCGCACATATGCCGTTCTGAATGCCGTTGTTCTCAATCGTGCCGTCCTTGATACCCGCAACGCGAATGCCCTCTACGATATAGCCGTAGATCGTATTGTCCTTGATGACGACATTACGAATCCATTTTTCATCAGGGCAGGTATTCTGCCCGCTATCGCACTGATTCGCGGTGTTATCGATGTTGATGACGCGCGATTTCTCATAGCTCACGGGGCCGCTCGATGTGCCCCAATTTGTGAACGTGTTGCCCTGAATGGTGATGTTTCGGCTATTGGTCGCAGACGTCGTATTGATCATCGAGAGCGCGAAATGGCTTGTGGTTTTGCCCGTACAAGCGAATGTCAGCCCCTGGATGGTGACGTTGTTATTGTTCGCGAGATTGATTGACCCCTGAAAATTCCCCAGGTTGCCGTTGCATAGGATGGGCACATGACCCGGAGACGGTTCAATCACAATGGGATTGCCGTCGCATCCCGATTTCGTGAGAGTCGCTTGCCCGGAATACTCACCCGTCGAGGACATGATACGGATATGGTCACCACATCCTAACGTGCTGAGGTTAAATGCGTTTTGGATGCTGCAAAACGGCGAGGATGCAGAGCCGAGGCCGGGGCAGGCGTTGTCTCGGTCCACATAAATATCAGAGGCACGCGCCAGTCCGGTGCAGGCTAGCATCACGATACAGAGGGTGATATAGGCATATCGTTGCATCGCTGTGCCTCTAGTTGGGGATATGGTTCCAGATAAATTGACTGGTAGTCGCAGTCGGTGATATGACCGGCGTGCCCCACCCCGCGATAATGACCTTGTTTACTGTCGGTGCAACGGTCGTATAGTTCACTCTAAAGCCATCGTCTGTGTAGGCGTTAAGCGTCCCGCTGACGATGACAGTCCCGCTATCGTTGAGTATCTCGTAGAAGCGATCCGCCACACGCGACCGCGTAACGGTAGGGGATACATCGTCTTTTTCAAGGAATGATGCGGTGGTATTCGTCCCGGAGGCATCGCTGAACATCAGGCTATACGCACCCGCATTGCTATTGTCGATCACGTTCGCCGTGGTCATCGATGCGCCAATGCCCCGGATGGCTAGGGGCTTAAAGCTGAACCCGCCATGATTGGAAAGACCTGTCGTCGTTGGCGTATCAATGATTTGTATCTCAGGGGTGGATGTCGGTGCCATGTCAAAGGCGAGGAAATAGAGCGAGTGGTCCTGGCTCACGACATTAGACCGCACAGAGAACCCCTGCGAGGTAAACGACTCGACTGAGGCTCTCAGGATATAGCTATAACACCCCGATGTCGGCACGGTCCAGGCATTACTAGTATCGATAACCCCATAGATGTCTGTGGGGTTAGAGGCCAGCGTAGACCTGACGCCATAGGCTGATTGTGTAACGTTGGCTCCGTCATTCGCTGCGAACCCGAGCGATTGCCGGTAGTTCGTTTGTGACAGTGGCCCCAGCGTGCTTTGCAGCGATGCGCTCGCGGCGATGAGGAAGTTGGCTTCAAAGCCCACGTTGTTGACGAGGGTCGTGCCGCCGGTCGTCGTATTCATGATCAAGCCACCAGCGAATGTAGCTTTGATGTCAGTGCCGCCATAGAAATCGACGATCATTTGATACGGCGCGGCTGCGGCTTGCGACCAACTAAGCTCAATGCCGTCTGTCACGTATCTCGACACAGCCGCAATGCCCTGCGTCGTAGCATCAACGGCGGCATTCTCCATGCGGATGATGGCATTGTCGCCAGAGGCGCGGCGTGTAGCAACAGTGGCACTGGCGTCTTTGCTCGCTGCCCCGATGTACCACTGGTGCCCCTGGTTGTCAGCACATCCATACGATATGCGGAACGGAGCTACTGTAGAATTGGTGGACGTAGCCGACGATACCGTGATACATACGGCTGATGGCGTACCTATACCGGGGATAGTAATCGACTGCGTACCCACCACGGTAGATGCGGATTGCCGTTTATGCTGCACGACCAGAGGCGATGGAGGTGCAACAACGGGCTGTGCCTCAATCGCGCCGATGTCGCATGCGCCGCCGGACGGCTTGGGACGATATCCACCGGTAAAATCCGTGGAGTAGCCCGTAACGCACGTACCCGCGTCACGCGCTGGGCTGAGCGCACCCAGGCCGAAGTTGCCGCTCGAAGGGCTAAGCCAGAGCGGGTTAGCCGTCAGGTTATGGTCTTGCGTAATGCCAGAGCCAGTAATGGCCCCGCTGCTGTTTCCGTACATGATGGTATTAGACACAGTAGTAGACGTGACGCCAGAGCCGACGAATATGCCCCACTGACTATTGTTGCCGATGGAGTTGTAGTAGAGTTGTTGCGTGCTCACGCCTGAATCAACGAGGTTGACACCGGATAATGTATTGGCATAGATGAGATTGTTATAGAAAATGTTGTTCGAGCCCTCGTCGATGAGAATACCATTTTGCCCGTTATTACTAATCCGGTTGCGGAAATAAACGCCGTTGCTGGGTGATGATGTGGCCTCATTGAACAGATAGAGGCCGTTTTGGGTATTGGATTGAATCGTGTTGTCAAAAATCGTGTTATTGACACCACTTACGCCTATACCCGTGCGATTGTGATGGATATAGAGGCTCGATAGTGTATTGTCGCTAGACCCTGCCCGCAGATGAACGCCGCCACCTAGAGCTGCGTTGGCAACCTCAAAATTCTCCAAGATGAGATGGTCTGCTGAACTACCGGTCGTGCCTTCATACCCCTCGGCCACGACATTATCACCCGTTACGTGAGCGCCATCGAACAGCAGATAGCCGCCGCTGCCGCTCACGCGCACATAGATCGAGTTGTCCGTGATCGTCAGAACATGCAACCCCGAGTTGGGGCGCACGATAACATTGGCGTTGTCTGCTACCAGAAGCGAGTAAATACCTGAGTCGGTGGCATCGTTACCAAATTTGCTAGCAATCGTGAGATTTTCGGCATACGTACCAGAATTGATAATGCATTTGTCGCCTGGAGATGCGAGGGCATTGATGCAATGCTGGATCGTAAGGAAAGGGGTTCCCACATCGCCATTATTACTATCGCTACTGCCCGTTTTGGCAACATAAAAGGTGTGGATGGTTGGTCCGCCGCCGCCTCCACCGCCACCACCCCCACCTCCTGTAGAGCCTCGCTCATAGGCACCTGCGTCATACTTGGAGCCGACAGGGCGTGCACCGCCTGTAATATCAGTAGTGATGCCACCGACCTGATTGTAGGCATCAACCGCCGCATTAGTCCCAGACTTGAGGGAAAAGTCGTTGCCTGCTGCGTTGTTGAACATTGCTGATGAGCCTGTGATATTCCCTGATACACAGCTCCCACTTTGGCAGATATTGTTTTGAACAAGGTCCGACAAAGTCGTGTTCTTGTCGCATGCTGCTATACCAGCGCAGCCGTTCGGGTTAGCGAAACCTTCAGAGTTGTTATAGCACGTATTATGGTAAGCGCGCGATGTATCATCATGCAGAGATAGACACCACGAAGTATTTCCAGCTATGACGTTATTATATGCCGTTACGCCCCTGCCAATAGAGAGCGCGTCGCCTCTGACGATGCACCCGTTAGGGTCTGTGCACCCATAACACTTATCGGGGTGCGTGACCTTGCTAGTTAAAATGAGATTGTTGCGGATAATGCCATTCGCTAATCCGCCAGGCCCATTCACCCCATCATCGCGGCCATTAGAGAAAGCTCCTAAATCATCATTCATCGGGTTGTCGTGGATATAATTGCCATCGACAATAAAATCGTGGGCACGTTCCTTGATGTCAATCGCCTCTTTGCGTGTACCCTTAATCTCATTGCGGAGAATCTGGAAATTATAGCTCCCCATCTTTGATTCAGTAGAGTCAGAGATGTAGATACCCTCGCCCGACCCACCATCTGGGCAGTCAGGAACCTCACCACTATCCTGAATCAGATTGTCCGAAATTTCAAAGTCGTGGGGCTCAGCCCCTGAAACTGTCCCGCTATCGTCGCTATTGGCCCTATCAACTTTAATGCCATTCCAGTCATTCTTTTCGATCCAATTCCATCTAAAGATAAAATGGTCAGCCCCATTGCGGAGACGAATGCGGAACAATCTTTTGAAATGAATGTGCTCAACAATGAACCAATCTCGATTGTCCCAGTTTGGGTCTAATTTGCCTTGATATGTGCAGCAAAAATCCCACTGAATAATCGGCATTGCACCGGAACCAAATGACCCAAATATCGTATAGTTGCCAGATGTGCCAGAGGGCATAATAGTGAACTTGGGGTCTGAGTTGGTCCAAACAGACCCGCGCTCAAAGAGCATGCAATCGCCAGGTCCCCACTTAGTCCGCATTTTAGTGAACGTACTACATTTCTGAGATGCGCTATCGCAAGAATTATTATCACTCGCACCCGATAGCGTCGAAAAATACCACTTATCGCCATGGCACTGAGATAAATCCGTATTTTGCCCATTGTCGGCCCAGGCGCTGAATGGTGGAGCAGCATGAGTTTTAATGGCACAAATGCAGAGCGCGAGTATAGCGAGAAAGATAAACTGTGAGATGACGACAATGCGGCGCGGCATTACTGGTCACTCCACGAGTCATGAAGCACCTCGGCCACGGCGCTGATAAGCTGGACATGAGAGGTATCTGCTGTGGTACCCGAGCCCTGCACCGCGCGGACGTAGAGCATGTCCCCCTTAGCGCACGGGCCATTGGGTAGAAACGCGGCAGTTGTGAACTTAAAATGCTGGTTCTGGCTCACGGGAAAGGAGACAAAACTGACTGTGATAGTCGGAGCCGCAGCCCACAGCGAATTGTATACATCGCCTGACCCTCGGCACTGCGCTGCGATATCCCAAACCATTGTCGTCGATGTGAGTGCGATATCCGATTTAGCATGTATCGTAATGGTCATGGGCTGATTGGGCGCAATCGATTGACGGAGCGGCGAATTGAAATGGAAATGTGAATTGATCGACGTTGGGCATGTCACAATGATCGACTCAGGGCCTCCCGAAGCCAGCGCAATCTCAGACCGCGCGCATGCAGAACTCGCGATGTACCATGACCCCGCTGGGAATATATAGGGGTGATACTCACGCGCGCCGAGGAATAGCGTGGTTTGGCCTGTGGAGGTCGTTGTGCGAAGCGGTGCCCCTGCACCGAGAATGTTCCCAACCTGGCCATTAGGTATGTTGAGGTTAAATCCCCCATCTCGACCCCCGGTGATGCTACTAATCGTGCAACCATTCGTCGGATCAAACCAAAATCGGCACTCATTCTCTTCGTTTGGGCCGATAGCAAAATAATTGGCAGAGTCTACCGCAGTTGATATGCGGGGATTGACGAGGAAATTCTCTTCCAACCCTTGAGCCGGTGCACCTCCACTACCCCCACCACTCTCTAATACCCATGCGCTATTGATGCATAGATAGCTCTGCGCCACACCCGCATTGTTGACCTTGCGAGACGTACCCGTCGTGCACGCACCGGTAGGCACAGCGCTATACATCGGCGGGACTTTGCTGGAGCCGTCTGTGTTCCACACGTCGCCGCCCTGAACATTCGCGCCCTGCTTAGGCGGGGTAAACGTCTGAGCGTAAGCCGTATTAGGGAATCGTAGTACGACCGCCAAACTCAATAATATCAGTACCCGTATGCCAGAGCATAAGGCTGGAGAATCGCGTAATTTCAAAATCTCTACCGCCCGCTAGGCGTATATTGCCCGGTGAGTGTTTGACTGTGATGGTGTGGCCCGTCGCGCCTAGGACGACGATCACGTCACCCTGTTGCATGCCCAGAATGGAGGACAAATTATCACTGGTGCCGGTCTGGGCCGACAGGATGTAAAACTGCCACGCCACAGACCGGATGGATTTATCTACGTCAGCAGCGCTCAAATCACCGGCGCTGATCGTAGATGTCCCACCCGGTTGTATGCCGTCAATGGCGAGCGTCCGCAAATAGACCTGATACCGCGTTACGGTAAACTGGTCATTTTGTAGCGTCACCGATTTGGGCGCGAAATGAGGCATAGATATCTATCTACGGCAGCGAACCCTCGACCACGCGAACGGCCTTAAGCCATTGCCGATGAAAGCCCTCGCCGCCATTGAAAACGAGCTTGAGGTCCAGCAGATCATCTACCCCCACATCTAGCGAGTAGTCGATCTGCCCGTGATAATCGCCATCGCTGCCGATGACGTGGAACAGGTAAACAGGCCACGCCTGGCCCGTCACCTCGGTCGTCGTGCCACGCCGGTACAGCGTCGCCTGAACAGTCGCATCATTGATCGGGTCGCCCGTCGACGCCGAGCGGGCATTGGTGATTTTGAGCAGATGGTCACTGCCGTAAAGATAGGCTTCCATCACAGTATCTCAGTTCAGGTTACGCGCTAATCTGGATAAGGCCCTCAGTATTGACGACGAACGTCACGTTTGTTCCCTGTGCAGTGAACGGCATATTGTCATCAATAAACGCGATGGGATAGGAATCAGAGTCATTTGTAACATGGACATAAATGACATGGCCGGCCATCTGCCGTGTGCCCGCGCCCAACGCTGTATAAGCGATATCCTCGGTGTCTAGCTCAGTGCGATCATTGGCGTTGTCTTGCGTCACGGTCTGCGTAGCAAATGTCGTGCGGGCATAGTTCGCGCCGTTAAACTCGTCCAGAGTCGTGAAGTCAGCAATGAAGTTCACATCTTTTTCGGTGTCAGCGGTCGTATTGGTCATGACGGCAAGTGCGCGAATATCAGCCGTGCTCATATTGAGGGCAGCGGTAGCGAGCTTATTCGTCACTTTGGTATAGGCAAAGTTGGCCATGTCATATCTCCTAAAATAAAAAAGGGCCAGCAACATCCCC